ATGAAACCTTGGGAACAATTTTACATCGAGCAAATGATCAAACGAGCCAAGCCGTACAGAAAAAGTCCGGGATGGGCGCTTAGGTATAATCCTTGGTTTTCGGAACAAGAGCCATTAGAATTTTATGAAGTTGGTGGGGTTTGTTGACCGTTCGTCGCTGAGCAGGAATCCCTTTAGATGGGATGAGATGTTGAGAATTGAGAAGTAGGGGTTGTTATGGACATGAAACTAGAAGACGGATTAATAATTGCAGCTTTTACATCCATTGTAAGTTTGATTGTGCAGCTTGTTCTTAGACGGCTGGATTCACAAAGGCATACAAAATCATTTCAACTAGCTATTATGGCAGAAATTTCTGCTTTACTTAGTCTTATTGAGAGACGAAAGTATAGAGAAGCTTTGGATAGAGGCATCTTTGATGCAAAGGTAGGGTCTTTGGTTAATATGCCAAGTCTTTTATCATTGAATATACAAGAAGATTATTGCCCTGTTTACTATAATAACCTTGATAAGATTCCTCTACTTGATAATAACAAAGCAAAGGAAATAGTTTTATTTTATGCATTAATTGCTAGTTTGGTTCAGGATTTGAGGCCGGGTGGAGTGCTGAATAATCCAGATTATTCCAGTTCTGAAGCCTTTAAAAAGGACTTAGAGATTTTAGATCAGGCCATTGCTATTGGCAGAAAGCTTACTAAATAAAATAATTAATCTGTTTTTTAGAGATTTCTTTTGTGCAGCCGCATAAGACTGCACAAAGCAAAGTACTAATTATCCTTAGCCGCATAAATCAGATTATCTGCCACACGCCGAACCCATCCCTTACCGAAAATTTTAAATGTGGATAAATCTGTGTAGAACTTTAGACGTTCCGCAGTCAAAGTAAGTAGCACATCATTTAGATCCATGGCGTTTACAGCAGCAATCGTTTTTGGCCCAATGATGCCATCTGCCGGTACACCTACGACTTGTTGCAGCTCTTTAATAGCTCGGCTTTTCCCGGCATTAACCGCAAAATCCCATAACTGGAAAACAATAGCTGAATGCAGTTGCTCGGCACCTAACTTTTCCCACCAGTCGCGCCGGTAAATTTCCTTCGCTTCAGCCAGCGTCAGATTCTTAATATCGATATGCGGGTAAGTGTTTGCAGCGATACCATACTTAGTACCTTTTAACTGGCCCTTGCCTACCATGCCACCAGTCCAGTTACCCGGGTCGCTTCTCAGTTTAGTGTATCCAGCTTCATGCCCAATCAAACGCTCGAATGCCTGTTCAAAGGTAATCGTGTTATCAGGAAGTGATGCAAAACCTAAAACGGTTGGTTCTGGATTAAGCTCGGGCTGAGCCTTTTTGCGACCAATAATGGTGGCCAGCAAAACAAGGATGATAGATACAATGCTTTGATAGGTCGCTGGCAGCACATTTGCATTAGATACTTCCTGCAGAACCAGTTGCAGACAAGATAAAAAAAGCGCCATATAGGCGCCATATTTTACTGAGTCAAATTTCCAGACACTTTCGGGTATAAATTTCATTGTGATTCTCTCGTGTAGTTACGCTCATAAAGTTTGTTGCGGATTTCATCCAAGATTCGAAGCGTCTGGTCACCTTGTTTCTCAAGGCTCATAATTCGCTGATCATTGTTATTGGTCTTGGTTTGAGTTGCTCGTACATCGGATGATAGAGTTAGCCAGGAGCCCAAAATCCCTGAAAGCAAGGCAATCCCTCCCCACTTAAACCACTCACCCAGCGTATCAATCCGGGTCTTACTGGTTTTTAGTTCACTTACATCTCTTTGAATCTTTTCGAGTTCAATTTGGAAGTTGGTTTGTGTTTGCTGCAGGTCAGCTCGTGTTTGCTGGTTATCCTTACTAAGCTGCTTAATGGTCATGTCTAATCGATCAAGCTGCTGCGGAACATCACTGAGCTTATCCATTTTCTGACACATATCTGTAAGCTTGTCAGATAACATGATAAGAGAAGCTGCTGTTGCTGCAGGTGGATCAGATGAGTAGTGGTCAGGCATACACCCCCCCTAATTTTGGTAATAAAAAACCCGCCGGAGCGGGATATGTTTGTTAAATGGTTTGTAGTATTTGACCACCATTCTTGAGTTCAATCGAAAGTGGTGTAATTCCTGTTATAGCGGGGCCGCCAGATCCGGGTTTACCTAATTCTGAAACCAGTGGCCGCCACAGTGAAGACATTGTACTTCTATCTTCAGTACTACCAATGCTCCCCCATGTACCACCATTACCGGACTTTGGAGAGTTAAGGTTGTAATCGCTCTCATAATATGAGTAGCCTTGGCCTGGCATGTTTTTTGTCGCTGTTGTTTGCTTATAAACAGTTAGTCTAGAGTACCAAAAGCTATATGCCTCCTTACCCGCAACCGTTCCTTCAAAGTCAGCCACTATTTCTGACAAAACCCGACCATATGGAGCACCACCACCCCCTGGAGTTCCCTGTCTAGCACTACTTGAGCCGCCATTACTTTTATGTGCAGTACCAGCACCACCACCTGAACCTCCGCGGGCCAATGTTCCTCCATCAATAATTAGTTTTAATTTGCTGTGCTGGTTATTTAAGCCAGGTGCACCTTTAAAACCATCCCTTCGCTGAATATAGGCCGGTGGTAAGTCAGGCGAATAATATGCTGTATGGGGCACACCTCCATCACCTCCTCTCCCTACAGCATTTCCTTTGATGACTAGGTTTACTGTAAGGTCAGGGGGAAAGATGCCGGTATCTATTGCTGGAATTTCAGGTGTACCCGTAAATACAACTGTCTCTTCTGCATAGCTGCTATTGAATTTGTAGTACTGGGTAATATCAGGCCGGTAACTGCTTGAACTTGCCACCAATACTGCAGGTGAAATCTCAAAAGTAATTTCACCATTGGTTGGCAATTCGCCCCGTTGCATCTTCCAGAGCTGTGCAAGATTAATGTCTAGCTGATCGTAGCGGATAACTAAAGGAGACTCATCAACAGGAACATCACCAAAATCTCTATCATTTAGATAATAGCGCTCATCATAATTGACAGCAGTTAAAGTATTCGCATACTTATCTACAGGACTTTTCTCTGCAAGCAGAAACGGTAGTGAGCTTGTGCCTTCATCTGAAACTACTGTATATACTGTCTTGATGAAGTCATTGTTTTCGAGATTTAACGGATACAGTGGTAAACGTTCAAGTTGTACATGCTGATCATCTACAGGTTTAACGGGAATGAGGTCTACAGAACCATTACCCATTTGCAGATAGATTACATATGCCTTGCCCGCAGATAGTTTAACTTCATGGGATAACTTAAGAATTAAGCCATTCTGCTGTTTTATCTCCCCGCTCTGCTGTTCCTGTTTACGATTGTCTGCAACCAGAATCCGGTCTCGCAATACAAGTAATTCTGATTCAGCACAAGCATCAAACGTAATACTGGTATGCTGAAATTTTAGCTTATTCCACAGGCGCCATGCATTGAAATGCGCCTGCCATCGATTGCGGACTCCAACTGATTTCACCTCCTTAGGATTTTTAGCTCCACGATCAGGTAAATAGATGTTCACCCGGCTGTCATCAACCGGATCGGTCCATTCATAAACAAGTCCGTCATAATCATCCACGATACCAAAGTTAATTTCGCGCTTTTCTGAATCCGGGATCTTATTCCTGAAGTTAAAAAGCAGGACAGAGTTATTGGTTGGCTTCTCAAAATACAATCGAAGCTTGTTATTCTGGCGGTACCCAGTGCAGAATACGGCATCACACAACATCTGAACCAGTTCTTCAAATGAAGTATTGGTATCATCAAAAGTGGTACAAAACTCACCAGCCAACGGTGTGCCGAAGTAATCTACAATGTCCTGATAGGTCTGGTAGATGTTATCCAGGTCAATCTCATCAATGGTCCGGCGACCAATCTTTTCATCCAAAGCCATTGCCACCAATGCATCAGCGAAACTGGATGTTGGAAATAGCGCGCTAGTCATCACTCCATTTTTATAAGTTGGAAGCATTCGCTCGAGATCAAAGTTAATCTTACGTTCTTTGACAGATAAGGCCCCAGTAGTCGCATAAGTTCGGGCCCGAAAGACTGTTTCATGCTGGTATACAGTTTCCTGCATGGGATAGGCACCGTAGAGAGCTTGCCACTTCACCTCATCCACTACACTAGAGCCAGCTCCTGATGCATTGACACGTCTGGCTCGTACCTTACAACGTCCCTGAAATGTCGTCATATCCAGAGTCGCACCTACAGTCTGCCGGGACTTTGACGAACCCTTTAATACAATCTGCTGAGTTTGCGGAAATCCGATTTCATTGTCGAATTCATCAAGCGGTGTGACCTCAACTTCAAGAGTGACTTGTGCTGCACTCTGCCTGCCATCACTTTGAACCGTGTAAAGACCATTTGAAGCAACAAAGTTGGCAAGAATACGGTTTCGCTCCTTATTGTCCAGAACGAATGGCCCAATCCACTTCTCCCCTAATGATTCAATAGTCGGAGACAGATTAGGACTCTTCTGGTTAGGCATATCCTTTAGTGAGAGCCAGTCAGTATTAACAGCAGCAGGATCAGATAAGGTAATCCGGTCATCAGCTACAGATAAAACCTTATATTCACCATCAAGAATACGGGTACCCCCCTTAGAATCCGTAAATCGGGCATTGGTGAGCTTTATCCGATCATTACTCACAAACTTGGCTGTTAAATCAGTCGTATTTCCTAAAGCTCGAAGTAGCTCATTCGGATAACCAAAAGCAATATAGCTGGTGCCAGTCAGAGATTGTGTATCTGCTGGGCGCATAATCTGGCCATTTACAGAGGTCTGCTTTTGAACAGCGAGCGGTAAGGTTGTGATTTCGGAGCCAACAGAAAAATAAGGTTGTCCTGATACGATATCTACACCTGGACGGAACACTTCTACTGATGCCCCGGCGATGTCCACAATCCGGGTATCTCCATCCCATGCACTTTTAATATCGTAGTGTCCGCGCCCAATAACGCCAACAATGTTCTCAACTTCAACGTTGTTTTCATAAGTTGTATAAGGCACAGCAATCAGATCAGGGGTAGACCAGATCCGCCCATAGATATCTGGAATACGGCCATTAATTCGGGTTTTATTCTCCCGGTTGGCCAATTCATTATTAGCAGATGAAGATTGGTTATTGTTCTGATTGGTCTGCGGGACGGTAGGCACAGGCATTAATAAAGCGACTGCGACACTTACAGTCAGCGAAATAATCACAGCCCATACAGCAGCACCAATTTCAATGCCCTTTGGATTTTCAATAACAATAAAGGTGCCAGTGACGAGTAGATCAAGCTCTGCAAGCTCGGCAGCAGTCTTGGGAGTGACCTCATTAGCAACTGAAATCTCGGCAGAATCCATGTTGCTGGTATGATAAAAAATATGCAAATGATCCGGCATGTGATCATAATTTTGAGTCAACCATTGCCCGATACTATTCGCATGTTCAACTTTGTTCTCTTTGGCCAGAGCATCTTCTTTATAAATAACTTTAATCATAGTAACTCACACGGTTGAAGCCAAAAGCCTGTACTACATGAATCGGCATCCAAGACACACCACATTCCTGAATATGTAAAATACGGCCCATACGAAAAAGCCCCACATGGGGGCTCTGGTGTTTATCTCTATGATGAAAGGCGACAATGCAACCTTCTTTACCGATAGGTAGTGGATTCAGGAGTTTGATCCGGGACGGTAGAAACTTTTTATCTCGAATGGGTCTCATAAAAAGTTCTAAAGCCTCGGAGCGGTCAATCCCATAAAGATCTTTGCCAGCTTCACAGACAAAGTGAACACAGTTATATGACTCCGGGTCATATCGCTTTGATAGCAAATGATCATGACTTTTCATATTGCACCTCGTAGTGCCGAGAACCGGTCCAGTGAGTAGATATCGCCTGTCTTGGTATTGTTGAGCCGTGGTGATTCAGCCTGAAACGTGACAGCCTCATGATCCATCGCAACACCTGCCAGTTGAAGGTTGTATAAGTAATACATTGGCTTGTTGAGATCAGTTGAGCTGTAAATCCTGAAATTTACAGTCGGCTTGACTGTTGCATACTGTCCTTCTCGTACTCGTTCAAACTCATCTGGGAGTAAAGTGCCTAAACCAAAGATTGAGATTTTTAGAGTCTGGTCCAGATCACCCAGCATGCCTGAGCGTTCAATACTGACTGGCATGTATTCGTAGAAGATCTGTCCGCCACCTGGTGAATGCTGCACATATACCCCACGATCATCATTGCGAACTACCCGGTAAGTATTCAGAAAAGATGGGTGATACAGCTCAATACATTCCAGCTGGTAAACACCTGCTTTTCGATTTAGAAAGAACTTTGCATAGTCAGCCTCCATTACATCACCCAATCAGCAATAGCTGCCCTATCAGTAGTCAGACTGTTATCACGCTTTACTACTTCCAGCTGAGCAGAAATGCGATGTAAATTACCGCTGATCTCATTTACAGTGAAAGTCTGCGGGATAAAGTTCACCTGGTATTCCGCCAGAGCAGCATTATCAATGATGAGGTCAGTCAGAAATGGTGCTGGTTCGCTTTGGTAAACGCGCCAGAAAGCCATCATCTTGTTGTATTCAGCCTTATCAAGTGCCCAGCTCGCCTGAACGGTGTCCGTGTTCCGCTTTACATCTATATAGTAGCGACCACGGCCACCATTGAGCTGCTGACGCACAACATCATCCCCAAGCGTAACGGCATATCCGTTTTGCCCAGGATTAAGTTTGAGTTTGTACATACCTATAGTTTCCTTCAGGCGTAAAAAAACCTCCTAAAGGAGGTCTTTATTTTAACGATTCCGCCGAGCCGTCGTATTTTTAGAAACAGAGCGACTAATTTGTGAGTTAGGATTTGCCAGATCATCCTTAACGGTCTTACGCGCTTCGTCCCGGGCAATAATCCGTACACGATTTTCATCTAACTGCTCAACCTCGTAATCTTTGGAAGATCCGTAGTTTTCAATCTCGACGATAATCTGTGGTGCCGGCAAACTACTACTCGATACTAGATTTGTTTGACGAGTCTCACGCTGTACAGCTAGCATCTGGTCTGTACTGCGATAAGAGGAAACCAACCCTCCTTCAGAGAAACCACGGCCTTTAATAGCTTGGCGCAACTGCATGAAACCAGTCGGACCTCCGATTGCAGCCATATCTTCCTGAGATAGAACACCTTCTCCCTTATGCACAATACCGGCTGGTTCATATTTCCCACCGGGGCCGGTATAGCCGCCGGAGGAGAAGCCAACATCCCGAATGGCAGCCACACTTGATAAAATAGAAGCGCCTTGAGCTGCTGCTGCAGCAATTAGTGGGATATTCTGTGGAAATCCCATACCCATAGCCTTGGATATAGCTTTTTGCATTTCAATGCTTGCAACAGCAATCGCATAAGCCTTGTCTGCCGCGAACATGACTTTATATGCCTTGGATTGCTCTCCGAACATTGAGCCAAACATTGAAGTCATTGAATCTAGGGCTTGTTGTCCATACTCCAAGTCAAGAGCAAGTTTTCTATCTTTATAGTCCTGCTTAATTTGAAGTAAGGCTGCTTCATGCTCTTCGGCGGTAATCAGTTCATATTTGCGAGCTTCTTCTACCACATCAATACGGTTTTCCGTATTTATATCTAAGCTCACATACTCCCCCGTCCCGCTCGTCTCTCCCTGCATAATTCGATAATTAGCCCAAGCGGATTGACGCTTCTGATCAAAATCTCGATCCTCTGCTTTGTAAGACGCATTCAGAAGGTCATTACGAAGTTTTGCATCTTTGGTTTTGGCTATTTCTTCTCGCTCTAGCCGGTATCGCTCACGCATTGTCTCTACTTCATGCAAATAAGTCTGCTGAGCTTGAAATAACCGCTCCTGTCTAGCTAATTCAAGCAATCCAGATTCCTGCTGATATTGTTTTTCGAGTAACTGAACAGCTTCATCACGCTGCTGCTTAGTTAGTTCAATGTCACGCGCTGCATAAAACTTTCTCTGATCAAAGCTGTCTTTTAAAAGCTCTTCTTCAGTTTTCTGGAAGTTTTTATAGTCATCCAGTTTCGTTTTTAGGGTGTACTGAGCGATTGCAATATCATTATCTGCACGAGCTTGATATTCAGCTTTGAGTGCGGCTGTGCGCTCTAGACTAAATCCAGCCTTATCAATTTGCTCTAGGTCATCCGCAAGCTTAGACCTGATTTTGGTTACTTCGCTTGCGACACTTAGTTCCAGATTTTTGCGAAGCTCTGCTTGTTGCTCGGCCATTTTAGCCGCATCCTCAAGCATTCTTTCCCATTCTTTGGAGCTTAGGTCGCCAGAAGAATAGCCATTTATTCCAGCCATATAACCTTGGAAGTCTTTCCAATATTGGTTGTTATATTTGCCAATATTTTTACCCTTCTGAACATTACCCTCACCTGCATGGTAGGCACGTACAGCCTTCTCCAAGTCTCCCTTAAACAACTTAAGCAGATAACTCATATATTTGGCCGCGCCTTCGGCAGATTGGGCTAAGTCATTACGGTTTTTCACTCCATATTGATCGGCTGTTCCTTTTAAGAATTGGAAACCACCACTAGCACCAGTACTTTTGTTGTAAGCATTTACATTGCCTTTTGATTCAATCATGTGAATAGATGACAAAGTGCCTGTAGGAAGCCCATATTTGCTCTCCAAACCTGAAAAATTGTATCGAGCTGCGTTCGCTTGAACTTTGGAATTCACTTGAAGAATTTTCTGTTGCTTAGCTAACTCTTTGGTTGCCTCCTTGCGCTTATCAACGATACCTTGCAGCTTGCTTTCTTCTGCATCAATAACTTTGAATAGTTCTTTCTGGGCCAGTGTTATTCCGACTACACCTTTTTTCTCATTCTCACGATATACTTTTAAGCGGTCCTCAGCTTGCTCAATAGACATTCCATATTTATCAATCAGGGTGCGTTTAAAAGCAGCATCCCAGGCGCGATCTGCTAATGACTTGTTTAACTCTTTTACTTTATCGTCAAGAGTTTTAATTTTTCCAGATGCGCCTTCAGCTTCATTACCTAATTCACGAGTTCTTGAAGCTAAAGTCTGGGCGTTATTCCCTGTAACAACAGCAGTGCCGCCAAAGGTTTTAACAATTTTCTCGGCCTTAAATACGTTCTGCTCAGTCTTAAAATAAGCTTCCGCAGCTTCGAACACTTTAGTCTTAAGGTCTTTAGGCAAGCCATCATTCTTTGAAAGGATTTTCATGGCCTCATCAAGAGAAAGTGTTTCCTCTCTAAGACCTCTTTCAACTTCTCGCAACTCTGCAATAGTTTGAGCAGAAGCACTGTGCTGCTGAGCATAAGCGATCATCTGGCGGACCACCGCATTAAACTGGTTTGCGTTAACATCCAGTTCTTTGTTGTAGTCAGCTAAATCTTTCTGGGCCTGATCAGTAAGACTTTCCTGTTTTAGCTTATTAAGCTTGCGAAACTCTTCAGCGGTCACTTCGGCATATTTAGCCTGCCGCTCAAGCATCTTATTGGCTTCTTCCCCATTGTCCCGGAACAATAGATAAGTCGCAACAAGCGAGGCAACGGTAAGCCCTATACCTACTGGCCCACCCAAAACCCCCAGCAAAGTCCGCCCAGCACCAGCCATGGCGCCCAACATTCCAACGGATGCAGTCTGTGCAGCTGCACTACGTGCTTGAGCTGCTGCTAAAGCTGTTTCAGCTGCGGCAAGTTCTTTTGTGACTTGTGCCTCAATTTTCTTGAGCTCAGCCATTCGGGTTATGGATTTGGCACGCCCAATATTATTGATCTGTGCCTTTAAGCTCTCTACTTCTAATGCCTTTTCTGCTGCAATCGCTGCAAGTGTAGATTGAGTGTTTGCGACCTGAGCTTGTGTTGAACGAACTTGCGCTGCCGCCTCTGCTGCCTCAGCCAAAGCCTTCTCTTTGGATGCTGCAATGCTTCCCAAAGTGACCGCAATATCTTTCTGAACAATCGCAGATTTAGCGGCAATCACTGTACCAAGGTAACCAATACCGGCAATCATGGCACCATCCGCTATCAAACTAAAATTATTAGCCAAGAACTGAATTGAACCAGATAAGGCATTTGCTGCCCCTGAGCTTTTGCCTGCCTCTCCAACAAACTTAGTAAGTTCATTGCTAAGCATAGTCAGTGATTGCCCAATAGTGGCATCAGTCTTGGCAAATAAATCATCTACTGATTGCTGCGAGTTATTTAAGGCCTTAACAAGTACTTCAGATGTAATTTTGCCTTCTGCTGCAACAGTGCGAAGTTGTCCTATAGTAATGCCCATACCCTGTGCAATTGCTCTAGCCAGTCCAGGTGTTTGTTCCATGACAGAGTTAAGCTCTTCACCACGCAAAGTGCCAGATGCTAAAGCTTGGTTAAATTGGACTAAGGCAGCCTCAGCACTTGCTGCACTTGCCCCACTGATTGCTACCGCCTTAGAAACTGTTTCGGTTAGACGTGCAGTTTCTTGCATATTTAAACCTAGGGTCTTGGCATTATTCGCAAAACCTTGATAAACCTGTGCCGCTGCATCCCATGACTGACGTGTTTTCTGAGCAATCTCAAATGTATCGCTCATTGCTTTGTTTAATTCAATCTGAGAGTTAGTGACTAACTTGAGTCGGTTCTGCAAACCTGTCCAAGCATCTATTTTTGATACAGCAGCCCCTACAGTTACAAGTCCAGCCATATAACCAGCAAGTTGGCGTGTAGCTACCGACATAGAATCCATAGACTTGGTGGCAAAATCACCTTTCTTCTCGATACTTTCTAATTCAATTGCCAGATTTCGAGCATTTCTTTCGGCATTTTTGGAGTCAATAGTGACCACCAAGCGGGATTCTTGAGTCATCTCACTTTCCTTTAGGTAATAAAAAACCGCCAAAAGGCGGTCTTTCTCTTATTGATGTTTAGTTTATCTCTACACAATCCTTATTTTTATCAAATCCTAATAGGCGGTAGAGAGAGTCATTGTTTTGAGGCAAATCGAAAACTACATCCTTTATTTTTTCTCCAGCTGTTTCGTAACGGACAGTTAATTTATCTGAATTAATCATATTCCCGATAATCCCACAGGTTGGACTGGATTTTCCATGAAAGGCTGTGGTTTGAATCTCCCCTGTTAATCCACCGCCCCTAGAGTTACTTCCCAGAGGATAAGCTTTTCCCTTTGAGGCCTTGTAAATAACAGGACCACGGGGGTTAATTTGATCTAAGCTATTTGTTTTAAACTCTATAAAAACCATTTCTTTAGGGTACATATTAGAAATTCTATTCGGAGACTTCCTGAATACGGCAAGATACTCCTCTTTGGAGAGGCTTTCTATCTGGACTGCCTTTACTTGATTAAGGCCATCTTCTAGGGTTACTTCTTTCCACTCTGCTGAATATGCAATGCTGCTCACCAATATGGAGCCGCATAATAATAAAATTCTTTTCATTTTTTTCTCCTGAAAAAATCAAGATACTTTTTATACAGCAAAAAGAAAAGCCACCCGGAGGTGGCATATTTACTATTAATCAAATAGACAAGGCTGCATTAACCTCTCAACTTCTGTGATTGCTGCCTTTAGTAAATCCCTTTTCTTGCGATAACTACCCAGAATACTTCCAGCAAGACTAGCATCCGCCTTCTCCAAATCAAGTTGTAGAGATAATTTGTTATGAATATTGTTGTAGCTTTGATCTTGTGAGCGAATAAATTCCTTAGTTTCAAAAAATGCTTGCACCAAAGCACACTTAAACTCAACTACCCTTTCAGTGTTTCGCATTAGTGTCATTAAAAAAGTGGCTTGCTGTTCATTTAATAAAGCTATCCTTCGAAGTTGTGCTCCACCACTTGTTTCAAAGGGTCGCATTTCAAATGCCACCCTTCCAAATCTATTAAAGTGGTGAATATGTGTCTTAATTAATTGCATGACTGCCTTGTGATTCGCTTTTGAACCATCTGCAATATGCAATGAAGTGGTTAAAATTTCATTTTCCTCAACCACTACAATTTCTTTCGTAGACATAAGATTCGACATGGGTTTCTCCATTACGCTCAATTGAAAGGCTGTATTCACCTGAGCGCACATATTTGTGGTGAATACATTGGTTCTAAGAAATGGGCAATAAAAAAGCCCCACATTTCTGTAGGGCTTATTTTGAAATAGGTAAAAATACCTAAATTTTTTTGTTCGCAAATTTAAAAGCCCTAGATCATTACAATTCAGGGCCAAGCCAAGTCGGTTGAGTGATTTAACGCTTCCTCTTCAACTCTCGACTTCTTTTCTCTTGAGCTTTAAACGCTTCATCTAGGTAAATATTATCGATAGCAAAGATCGCAGCGTTAAAAATATATCGCTCTACCGGTAACTCATACTGTTCGCAGTAAGCATTTAAATCAGCAATACTGAGTGAAAGCGGTGTGCCTTGCTCATATCTTCGTGATCGAGCTATCGTGTTGTATGCTTCAAGCAAGGCGTTTGCTACGTAGGAGTACATGGGTGGATCAGGCTGCTTGATTCCCAATACTTCCCTTTGCTTTATTTCGTGTTCGCTGAGTCCGGCGTATCGGTTGAGGTATTGGTAGAGCTCAGTGACTTTCCCACGACTTCATCACGAAATCCATCGGCCTCTTTTTGGAGTTTTTCTGATTCCTTGCGAACAAAAGCCCAAAGATCTAAGCCTATATTGGTGTTCTTCAGGAGCTTGTAAGCATTCTCAGGCGAATATGGTGGTTCAACAGCTTCACCATTTTCAATAAACTCCACACCTTTCCAGTCTTCAATAAGATGTGATGCCACAGCCTCCAATAGGAGCTCATGAAAGAGCTTGTCATCATTACCAGCTAAGGAAACATCATATCCCTTCGCCATAACCTGATTCCGGGCACGTTCTTCAGCGACCTGAAATGCTTTATGAGCAATGCCACGTATTTTAAATTCAGCACCCTGAAACTCGCGCCATGCTGATACTTCTTTGTTTTGAGTAATTGCGACTTTTAAAGCCATGGTTCTATCCCAAAAAGAAAGGCCCCGAAGGGCCATAATTAGATAAGTGCACGAGTAATCGTGGGTGATACTTTGACATGTGCAAAGGTGACATCCTGTGTAAGCAAATCCTCTACACCGCCATCCGGGTGCCCTGCTTCCATAACTTCCAGCTGTGGAAAGTTGAAAGTATATTTACTGTTCTGGCTATCATTAATTTCAAAGGCTAACGTCATTTTTGCCCGTGATTTAATGTTGTCGATATAGGCAGCAGAAACACTTGAGAACATGAAGGAACCAGATACTTCAATATCCATAATCTTTTCAACATACTTCTCAGGAGTGAGCTTGCCAGAACCAATACACCGCACAGCTTCAAGATTATTGTTGAAGTTAATAGTGAGGGATTGCAGGCAAGCGACACCCTGAATTGACTGGTTATTCACCAGTAAATTAATAAGGTTGGTCGCGCTGACCAATGGACGGGAAGAAGCAGCTACAGGAGCCGTTACAGGATTAACAGTTTGACGAGTGAAGGAATTGCCCACCAGCCCAAAATTACCAGTAATTTTTCCGGTTGTACCGATAGTCAATTCACCTGTATTGATCTGAACTCCACGATAAATGAAGACTTGACCAACATCTTCAAATACTTTAACGAACGTAAATGATTTACGCACATTGCCGCCAAAGTTCAGCACATTAGCTGCCCAGTTATTACAGGCCAACGCACTGAAGAACATGTCGAATGTGCCGAGTGATAATTCAAATTCCAGTGTGCCAGTAACTTCTGCCTCTGTGGCCATTGCACCTGAACGGAAGCGCGTATCAACAATTTCATTGCTCTGTTCAGAGGTTACATTCTCAGATAAAGTATCAGATACCCTGCGAATAGTATTCCAGACCGGGCTTGCCGGGGTTTGCCCTAGCACTGTTTCTTCACAGGCATAGAGTTTAATTTTTGCGCCTGAACTCATATTGTTCTCCAAATTTTAGGCATTAAAAAACCCGCTTATTTAGCGGGCTGTTCTTCAGGTGATTGGGTGGCTGGATCTTCTGCTGTAGCGGCATCAATACTTGTTAGATCTGATTCCATTATCTCAGGATCATCTATAAATTCCGGCTCTGGCAAACCTTGTAAGCGCAAGCTAATGAAACGCCCCTCAGGAATATCACGTGGCTTAAGCAAGTTCGGAACAATATCGCCAGTTTCTTCATCAAACTTTTTAGCAAAGGTTCTAATCTGAATGTCACCACTTTCAAGTTGCTGATATTTGACTGCGACCAAGACATTGCCATTTGCATCTTTCGGCATCTCGATATACCAGCCTTCTTGTGCAAATCCAAGTGAACCGCGGACAAGATAGTTACCTACATCAACTTTTTCGAAAATAATTTCTTGAAGCTTTGCCTCATCATTTAACTCAATATGATCTACATAAAGGTTGCAGATGGGCGATGCTGCTTTGACATAACCGTTAGCATCTACTGTTGTGTTTGCTGAAGTTCTCACTTCATATATGTCAGACCAGATGCCTGTGTTATCTTTTGTTCTGTATGCCAGTTGCTTACGATATCCACCGATAACGAAGCTTTGTGCGCCCATCGATGCTATATATGCATGTCCCGCACTTCCAAATAACAAACCACTGAATCCAAACCCAGAAGCAATAACATCATCAATACTTGCGCCAATCAGCCTTGCTGAACTCCCACCAAGGCCGAAGTCTCCTACTTTCAGTACTCGTCCGGCAGTAGTGTCTACATTTGATGTGGTAAGCTTCGCTGTAGCAGCATCACCCAACCCTAAGCCATTACGAGCATCAGAAGCCGTTTTTCCTCCGGTTCCTCCCTGCGCTACGCTTAATGCAGTAGTTAGACCTTTAATTTCGGTAATATCACTATTTGCACCGCTGGCAGCAGCACCAAGATTTTTTCTTGCATCTTCTGCTGTGCCTGCTCCTGTCCCGCCTTGAGCTACTACAGCAGTGCCTTGAACTTGAGAAAAGTTTGGCGCAAGACTGAGACTACCGGATGCAAAAGGTAAAGAGAACTGTAAGCGCCCTTGGCCTGTATTGATGGGAATAGGCCGATGATCCCAATTATATTTAAAAACAAGATTTGGCATTAGTCCGTTACTCCATCGACAACCTGAAACGTCAGTGTCTCACTGTGCTGTGTTACGCCATCCTTGATACCTTTAATATCCATTTTGACGAGTCCTAAAGGCCACATTTTGGTATCAGCGGCAGACTTGATGTTTAGCCAGCCTTTTTGTGTCGCCTGACTCAAAACGGTACATGTAAATGTGGCAACGTCGGCTCCATCTTCATTTCGTTTAGCTTTAGATGTGAATGTATAGCCAGTTAAATCTACTGCACGCTGGGGGTCATTGAGTGGTAAGGCTAGATTCTCATCCGTATCTGTTAACAGCAGGTTCAGATTAAAAGTATCGCCACGCTTAAAAACTTGAGTACTCATTTAAGTTTCCTTTTGGCATAAAAAAACCGCCCTATGAGGCGGTGGATAATAAAAAAGCACCCGAAGGTGCGTATTTGTTATGGCTTAAAGTCTATATCAACCAAGGCCTTTGAAACTTCATACTGCTTGGGACCACCCATCGAAGTGGTATCCACTAAATCAATATATACACTGCAAATTGGCAAGTTATTTTCTTGCTGCCACTTAGATACCTCGGCTTGAACTACTGCTGCAATTCGCTGCTCTAATTCCTGCTTTTTTGCTTCGATTTCGTGAAGCATTTCGGTGTACTTATTCATATTAATTAACTCTGAAGTCAGCTAATACCAAGTATTGCACAAAATCATTATCTTCCGAACGTCTTGGCGCATGGACTAAAGGGATTTCCAAATGACTTACAGCCAGTTCACGAAGATGATCACGCCAGTAATCGGCAAGCTGTGTTAGTGCTTTCTCACCAGTATTCTTCCGGCCAAAGCACTGAATTGCAATCTGCCCAACATCCCGGTAGCACAGGCCATCACCTAAACCTGCAATAAAACTTGGCCCATAGTTCATGGTAACACGGCACCAAAGTCCGGTAGTCGGAACGGTAAAGTTAGGCGAGTTAGGATATTGAACCCGGTCTTGAGTAATACCTGTAAATGTGGTGAGCCGTGATGTTATAACTTGTCGGGCTTCTTCAAGGGTCATTGTCATACTAGCCACCATACTTCTGTCTGACTGCTGCCATTGTTGTGCTCACCATACCGCTTGGTGCCTGCTGAGAATAACCATCTTCAAGCCGTTCAATGTATGGCAAATTATTCTGGATATAAACTACCGAACCCAGCTTTGTATTTTGGGAAATAAAGACGAATGCTTTTTGAAGTGCACCCTGTCCTGCCTTATCCGAGCCATCATTCACTGAATAATCCGGCTTATCCGAGACAATCCAGTTATTACGTGCAGTACCCGTATCGACTGGCGTTGCCATAACCGCACCCTGAGCCACATCAGCCGCAATATTTTTAATTAACTTCTCGGCATCCGCTTTGACGTTGAATGAAAAGTTGCTTGGTTTGTTTTTCCAGGCCATTACACTTTCCTTAGCTGAATAGTCCACGATACACCTGCCGGATCTTGCTTCTTATGCATCACCCGATATTTACCATCAGGTAACTGCCATTCATCATCAACTAATGGCTCTGCTGTGACTTCATTCTGCAGAAGTGTGGCCTTTTTATCTGTGGCGAGTACACCTAGAGTGATTACTTCCTGCTGATTGTATGATCCGGCCACACACCGACCTGAATATTCAAATCGGGTTTCATCATAAGTTTCTTTTACCGGGTCCCAATTACCCTTTGTAATTCGTATACAGGTGAAAGGAGTTATTGCATCAGAGAGCTTTCCATCAAAAGCTTTGCTAATTTTTAACTGTATCTGGTCTCGCAATCCCATGATCACCTCACTTAACTACTGGTGCACTAAATGCAAAACCTTTTTTCAGATAAGGCAAGAGGAGATCTTCAATAAAATCCATATCCCCTAATCTACCTATCTCCGAGCCTTTCACATAAGTAACTTCAGCTTCTACTGTATCGGCCTTCACACGCTCAGAGGCTACTATCCCCTCGGTTCGGTCAGCATATAGCTGTCCATTTGCTGCCAGTTTTGCCAAATAAGCACCGGCCAGCATTACATTATCTGGTATTAAATCTTGTTCAAAAGTACGCAAAGGCCTAGCGCTCAGCCAGGCATTTGCTCGAATAACAGCTTGCGCTGCGTCACCATTGCCCCACCATAAAGGCCCAAGCTTTTCAGTGACAGTATCAACAGTGACGTAGTTCATGAGTTATTCCTTATGGGGTTCCAGAGCCGTTGCCAGTTTCACTTTTTGTACCAGTAATCGGTTCAGTTACTGCCGGGTCTTTAATGCCGTAGTCTTTACCAGACTTGGTTTCATCAAAAACCTTACCGTTGGCTAAGGTGCTGCCCGACTCATCAATGTAGGCACGTTCTGATGGGTACGTGTAGTTAATAGCTGGTTTTACTAAGTCTTTAGGAAGCATGTCCTACTCCTTACAAATTGGTGATTAAAAAACGGAATGGAACAGATGAAGCTCCACTGACCATTGCCCAGTTTTCAGCTTTCTGGAGGTCACCCCATGAAGCAGATAGCGACTCGTTTTTCGTACCACCGGTTAAGGTGTTTTCTGGGGCAACAAAGCTAAAGCCTTGTGGATGGATCAGCATATTGCGACGAGTCCATAGACGGTCATGACCACCACCGTTACCGGTTGCCTGTGATTCATCAAGGGTCATGTCTTTTGGACCTGGAACTGCGTCATAAGAGAATGCAGCAGTACTGGCAAGAATCGAAACAAACTGAGCATTAACACCACTGCCGATCTTGGTGCCGAAATCTGTTTCAATTACGGTACGACCGTTGTAAACATCAACGGGCGGCAAATTGGCACTGTTAGTCACCTTCTCTACCAAATTCTGCTTCCGCATTTTTGCCGCAATCAGAGGGTGAACAAAGATCACACCATTACCACGACGATTGCGCGACATGGTTGATTCAGCATCAATGAATGCATCTACACTAAAACCGGAAGCTTCATTAGCAGATGAGGTCTTAGAAATATCAACCGTTAATGATTTACCGTTGGCCTGATCATAATTACGCAAACCAATTACTGTGGCGCGTGCCCGGTTTTCACCAGCTTCCTGCCAATATCCATTGATAAGGCCACCAATGAGTTCGAGTGAATTGACCTGAGACAAGTACTGTCCGAGATTTGATTCAAGAAAACCTTCGTTCAGGAATGCAATACGGCCAGTCATTGAGCCAGCATCAATTTCACGACCTTCTGCAAGGTCAGTCACAATTGTGTTGCTGTAGTTTGGTTCCAGATTGCCATCGATACCATTGATATACGGCACTTCAAAAGTCTTGGCACCACTGGTCAATAGTGGGCGCAATCGACCATCACTGGCAAAAGCACCAGACTGAACCAATGGTGATACTTTCATCGGATCTGGCGCAATGTATGACAGTAGAACTGCACGGTTAAATACTTGGGCTAATGTAGCCATAAGTTACTCCTAATAATTGTTAAAATCGCCATTCGCACGAGCTTGCTCAAATCCAGCAGGATCACGAGCTTGCCACTCAGCGCGTTCAGCTAAAGACATTTCACTTGGTTTCTTGGCAGCACCACCGCCAGGATTAGCACCATTAGCCCCACCACCTGATGCATGAGACGCAGCAATCAACGGCTTAAATGCCGGATTGTCACGAAATTCTTTTTTAAGATCGTCAATCGTTGCAGCACTTGGTTTGCCCTGCGCATCAAGTACTCGAACTTTGACTTGACCATCTACAGTTTCAACCTGCAAACGGCCTGTGATATGTGGAAGCAGCACACTTGAACAACCTGACACGGCTAGCTCATTTGCAAGTGTTGAAGCAGTCTGACCTACCGTAAGCTGGTAGACCTGAGATTCGAGTGCTTTGCTCTGCTCTAGCAGCTCAGCTTCACGTTTTGTTAGTTTTTCCTGCCAAGACTTTTCCAAAGCATCAATATCGCCTTTCTTACGGGCGCTTTCTTCAGCTTCTTTATGGGCCAGATCTTCAGCTTCTTTGCGTTTTTGCTGTTCCGCTTTCTTTTCAGCCAGCAGCTCATCAACTTTTTTCCGCAAACCATCATCGTTCTGCGGCTGTGGAACGCCTTTTACTTTTAAAAAGAACTTGCCGTCTTTTTCTTCATAAAATGCTTTATGTGCTTCTTCCAAGCCCTCTAGGCTATCGAGTTCATATTCAAACATTGTGCTCTCCGAGCGTTGTGCAGTCACAAACTGCGGGCATAAAAAAAGCACCCGGTTAGGTGCTCTATTTGAAATTTCTAAATTGTTACCACTGTTTTAAACTATTGAGTAAATATTGTTTTCGGGTCTGATCTATAGTTGGACTAAATTCGCAATATACAGTTTCCCCATCTTCATCACCAATTTCATTCTCATAGCCAATTTTAGGAAAATAAAGACCATAGTTATGAAATAACTCAGAATGCAATTTTCCAAAAACATATAAAAAGTCTACTGGCCAATAACATTCTGAAAGCCTCCTTGACTCATAGTGCGGTAGCCTTCTTGAATGACCATACATTTGCCTAAAATCTTGATCAAACTTATAGTGTATTTCCATCTCAACTTTTCTCATCTCTTCTATAGTGACCTTGTAGTCAAATTGAAACGCACAAAAGATGTAGTAGTTGGGATTAGCTGAGCTATATGATCTCGACCTTAAATCTCCAGCAGTAATACCTATTTTCACCCATTCTGGGTTACTAATATCGGCGCCGAGGTACAACCACTTCTTTGCATTCTGCAAATTTTGAATCGTATCATGCATCATTTGTTCGATTTCATAATCATCATCTCGAAATCCAAATTCAAGCTCTGAGTAATCGATTACTGGCGTTGACTTTCTCAAAATTACACCCCAAAAAATAAAATTAACTTAAATTACATCATTCTTTAATGCAAACCAATGTGATTATTACAATCCCAACTCCTTAAATGTTTTCTGGTCTAGTGCTTCAAGCTCTGCCAATGTGTACGGCTTGCCTTGTGGGTCAACAAACTTGCCTATCGAATACTTACCCTGTTTATAGAGTTCATATCGCTTAGGTCCAAGCCATTCTTTTTGAAAGTTAGCAGATTGATTGCTGAACCATTTTGCATAAGAGGTATTTGAGTCAACCTGCCCAATCTTTCCGGTCCGCTCATCTTTTGGAATATCTTTTACAGGTCGGTCATCAGCAACAAAAGGTCGTTTCCCTATTGTTTCGCCATCAGCATTACAGCCTACAATTGAACTACGACAGCGTGGATGCAGTGGTGGTCTGGGATATGAACCATCAACCGGATAGACACTAGAATCCAGACTGGCACAGGTTTTAGAGGTACGTCCGTCTAAAGTGGCTACAAATTTCACATGCTCAAATCCCAAAGCCTTCCACATCTCGCTATAAGACGTATTGGAAATATGGCTTCTCGCGGTCCGTACAATCGCATCAATGGACTGTCTGGACTGGTTTAAAATACCGTCCTGATAATCCACAGCCTTACGGCCTTTAATGCGCTGTATGATCTGCTGATTGGTCTGACCCTGAGCAATGCCATCACGAATGGTGTACTCCACTCTGGCTCGCGTATCAGCACTAATCTTTGAGAACATTTGGTCGAGCAGATTCCCACCTGCAAACGGTGTTTTCTTGGCAGCTTTAAGCAGCTTTTCACCGTCCACATCCTGAACTGTTTCATCCATCAACTTATAAATGTACTGAGCCTCATAAACCGCTAAGGCTACAGCAGATGCCGCGAAGACTTCAGGTAACGTAGCATTTAATGCAGTAAACCAGTCACTAATCAGGTCTCGAATCTCACGCAGTGCCGGCGTTGTATATTGTCCTCCAGCTAGGGCACTTTTCTCGCTTTCTGACAGCTCATCAAGCAGGTCTCTCAGTTCAGATAGCATCCGGTTTGAATTGCTGTTAAATGGCTTGAGAACTTCATTTACAGCTTGTGTACTGGCCCGCTGCAAATAAGCCTGATGCTGGGTGAGAGCATCCAGCATAGACACTTGTTGATTCATAACGATTACTCAACTGGCAGAGCGGCTTTACCTTCATTTTCCTGCTCAATTCGAAGCTGTTCTTCATCGAAATCCACTTCTGGTACTTTGCCGGTAGTGCGCAGTTCATGGAATGTCCGCATACTCATTTTGCCTTGTAACACCTGTTCAAAGTAGAACTTCAGATCTTCTGTGCTGAGCTTGCCGCGTGCAAAGTCCTGTTTGATGCTGAACTTGGCTTTATCACCTGCACCAAAGTACATGGCACACCAGCACAATACATTTTCAGCAGCTTCGTTCAGGTTGGCCACACAAAGCGATAGAACACTGTACTGTGACAGGGCTTCATTATTTGATTGGGTCGCAGTCTTCACTACCTGGTTTTCTTCAAGCAGCTTGGCACCCAATGAGGCCATGTATTTCTCTTTAGCTTCCATTGCTGACTTAGCCAAAGTGCGCTCATCAGGCTGAACAAAATCAAACTTCCCACCTACAGGCAGCATCAGAACATTTCCCGAACCCAATCGAACCCCTTTTTCTTGCAGCCAGTCTCGCCACTCAGAATCCAGTTCAGTCATGACCGGCTGAACTTGTCCTGCATAAAACACGCTGTTCTCATACTCCGCAGAGTTGTGATAATGAGCAATGTTCATCAGCGCTAAAGATTCAAGCGGAATATTATCCATTGCCCAATCATTCGAGAATGAACCAAGCGGCTGAAACGGGATTTCATTCCATTGTTGTTTGTTGGCTTGAGTGGGATAATAAGGCTCAGTATCTGCTGCCAGATTCCCGGTACGATCTGAATAAATTTGCACGCAGTATTCATTGTTCTCGTCCAGACGCAGTACACGGTAAACCTTGATCTCTTTAAGACTAAATTCATTCAACGGATCAACAACAGTATCTTTCTCGGCTAAAACCACTAATGACGTTTTATAGAGTGAACCAACACGCTTTACACGCCAGTTCAGTATATTCTCCGCCTTGTAGTAAACTACCGTTGGACGAATACCCAGCTTCTCCACATCAGCCAGTGAAGTACTGCCCTCAGTCTTGGGATAGTCCACAAAGAAACCGCCACGGCCTTTTTTAAGCAATCCTTCCAGTGCAGTCTGATTCAATTGAAACAGGGATTTTCCTGATCCATCTGCATTACTTGCCAAGAAATCCATGCCATCTGGATCAAATGCCGGATCTTCAGCAAATGCAATACCAATCAGCTTTTGCAGCGTATCTTTCGTGACTTCAAAAAAAACTGCCCGGGTTAGATAAGCATCATACCGAGCATTATTCTCAAGCGTATCATCGCTAGCATTGGGCTTAGGGAGATAGTTTTCCCGACCCTGCTTTATTGCGTAGGCCCCAGCACAAACATCTTCAACCGTTTTCCAGCGCTTCTCGATGTCTGCATAGTCTTTATGTTTTGTATCTACTGACATTAGTAAGTCGTCCGTAAGTTGATTGTTCGTGCACGCTTTTTCTTGCTCATGCTGACAGCAAAGTATCTAAAAGCATCGGCACCATGTGATGTATGATCATGAAGTGGCTTGTCTTTCCAGCAGCCTTTCTTGTCATCCCACTCTTTGCGGTAATTTTCTAAATGAGATATACCTTCTTCGCACTTTGACTCATCAAATGCACAATAAGGTAGAATTTCACGGACTGCTTCAATGCCATCATCTACACTACCTCTAGGTACGATATTGAAGTTGATAGAATAAGTTTTACCATCAATCTCATAACCTTCTTTTGCCAAGTCGTAGCGGCTTTTTGCATCACTGCCGAATTCTTTATTCTGCATGTCATGTGGGCCATAATGTCCGCGTGGATCATAGTTATAGCCCTTTTGCTTCAGAATCGTCATGTAGTGACGCAAGCCTTCACCTGAGTTCTCGTAATAGTCAATGAAATGGAATTGTTCACCAACTTTTCGCATAAACCAGATTGCAGTTGAGTCACCTACACCAATATCCCAAAATGTATAGACTGGCTGATGACTGTTATCAGGTAGATCCCCAATACGCTGCTGTGCATAAAGCTGTTTAAATTGCTTGGCGTAGTATGCACCTTCAACTGATTGCTGAAATGCTTCTTCTGGTATAGATGGGTACTCACGCTTAATATCATCTCCAAGCGTTTTCTCTTTAGACCAGTACCATGCCTGCTGTTCTGGTGTGGTCGAAATGCCATGCTTTGATTGAAGCGTTTTGAAATACTCAGTCAATCGGTCTGGTAATGGATCAGTCGCAGGAATCGCGTATTCTGCGTTCTTCCACCATGAGAAGAAAAAGAACTTCCACTCTAGAACATTGAGTGTTCTTCCTTGCAGTTGTAATTTCTCGGCTTCCTGACAGTAATCAAAAAAATATCCTGCCCGACCTTCAGCAGTAGACTCTAGCGTAATCACACCACCCAAAGGCACGGCTTCAAATGCACCCGTTACAATCTCACGAGCTTTATCTGGAAACTTTGCACAGATTTTTCCAAACTCTGAAACATGCAGGCTTTTTAGTGTCCCACCACGGAATGAAGTTGAAACCGATACAGAGCCTCCTTTGGTAAAAACCAATTCCTCTGTAGTCATCTTCTCAACCGGATTGGCTTTTTGGATCAGCTTCGGTAAATGCTCATAGGCATATTTGACCTTCTCTCGAAATAAGCGTTGAGCATCACTCAGTTTGTGAGCAATCATGGCACATTGCTTATTTTCAAAAATTGCAGTATCTAACTGCATGATGCATTTTTCAGTAGTGAAACCGAGCTGACGGGCTTTTAAAATTACATTACGGCTGTGCATATTTTCGTAATATTCAAGCTGCTCCCTTGTCATCTTGAACTTAACTTTCTTGCCGTTTTTGTCCTTAATGTAATAAAGGTGGTTGAGTCGCCAAAACTTGTCTTTAAGCTTTTCTTTAAGTTCCGCAAAAGTCATTTTTACCATTTGCGACTCCTTAAATTACTCCTCGCTTAGCTCATCGATCAGTTCTGACATAAGATCAACTTCAACACTAATTTTCTTCTGTTCGACAAACATGCCTATGTGTTTGCCAATAAGCTCAAGAGCTTTATTCGCTCCCGAATGTTCAAATTTATAGATAGCCGCTAGATTACCCTCTTCATCTACCTGAACGATTGGCGAGCCTTCACGATCTACGACCGCCTCAGCTTGCATGCATCTTTCAGCTATAGATTTGAGGTTTTTCAGTACATAATAGCTATCTAACCCAAGCTCTCGATTTCGCTCTTCACGTAGAAAAGCAATCCGCTCTTTAACTTCTGGACGATTGAAAACCACCCAACCATGTTGACGAGCACTTCTTTCACTAAATCCAGCTCGTGCCGCTGCGTTTTTGATACTAAGATCTATTAAATATTCATGACAGAACAACTCATGACGATCATCCACAAGTGGTTCTGCGCCAGGGTATTGTTCTGACATATTTACCTCATAAAAAACCCTCCGAAGAGGGCTTAATTCAAACAACAAAAAAGAGCGCTCACGCACTCTCACATTTCATAAAAAAACCGCAGTAACTTTAGTCAATGCGGCTTCTTATTCTTACCAAACTTAAATAACGCTATTCGATTTCTTTCCAGAAAGTGACATATAGTTTGAATTCCGACTTTATGAGAAACGCACTAATTAAAAATGCAGCCCCAATCACCAGAAACATTACATCAATATTCAATAACCCCACCAATTCAAGGATAACTCCAAGAATACATAACGCATAAAAAATAACTACGCCTAAATTTTCTTTCATTTGCTTCAC